AGGAGATGCCTTTAAAGCTTTATCTAGAAAGCCTTCAGGTTTTACCTCAGTTATACTATTTAAATAATCATCAACTGCAGTGGCACTTGACCAATCAGTTTGAGTTGAAGTATAACGCCACTCTTTTTTTGGATCATAGATAGGATTTTCTTTATCATTTTGATCTATAGTATCTGTAACAGATTCAACAGGTTCAGCTGCTACTGTAGTAACAACACACATTTGTTTTTCTTCATCAAAAGTTTGTCCTGGAGGGCATTGATTTTGTTCTTCAACGGGTTTATTAGGAACTCCTGGACCTTGATAGAAGTAAGAACCTCCTGGTATTCCAAACATAGAAGACATGGTTGTAGGAGAGGTTACATAGTTTTTTTGTTGATCTTCACTTAAGCTATTAAAACCTGTATTTACTAATGCACCCTCTGCTGCCATAACAGGAGTTTGGTTAGTTATAGGATTAGTTGTTTCAACAGGAGCATTACCTTGAGCCATCTGATCTGGTTTTTCAGTAGCACTGGTACGATTAATTGAAATACCACGTTTAGCTAATTCATCCATAATAGCTGGATTCTTTTTAGTCATCTCCATAAATTGACTAATAACTTGATCAATTTTAGTAGGGTCATTATAAGGAGAAGCTACCATACCACCTGGGGCATAACCTATAGCCATACCACCTTGGTTTAATTTACTATTAACCATAGGATCATTCATAGCTGTATAAGCAATCTTATCCATAAGACCACCATTAGCTACACCAGTACGCATCATATCTTCAAGAGAAGCCATATCAGCGTCAGTAACACCCTGCTCATCTTGTTGTTGCATAGGTGGTTCTATTGGTTCACCGCCTATTCTACCATTAGCTTCCATCGTTTGCAAGCCTTGTTTTGCTTCCATACGCATTTCTTCAAAGACACGTACACCAAAGTATCGAACAACATCAGCAGGTACTACATACTCTCCCTCAGATAACTGAGCTGGTATGTCGTCACGTACTTCACTTGCAAGAGAACCTGAAGGTACATCATTGCCTGATACTGGGTCTACATCCATGCCATCATCTCTGATACCACCCTCTGCAAACATTTTCATTTGATCTTTCATTGAGTTGCTCCTTGGGGCTTCTTCTGTTGCTAGACCGCCAGTAGCAAAGCCTAATTTTGTTTTAAATTTATCCCATAATCCAGGTTGTCCGACATCTTTACCATAGCTTTTCATTCTACCAGCTTCTTCTTCTGCTAGTTCTGCCATGACTTGTTCGGAATTGTAGCCATTTTTTTCTAATAAACTATTCGATAGTTTAAATATAGGAGTAATAGATCTATAGATCTTCTGTAAACTTGAATCGGTTAGGCGTATACTATCTCTATACCTATACTTGTCAGTTTCTTGATGTCCCCTACTCTGAAGTATGGCTTCTATCAAAACATGCTCAACACTTGGTTCATAAAGTACCCTAGCAACATCTTCACCTTCTGTTTCTAAAACCTTATCATAAGGGAAGGCTGTTCTTAACTGGTTTAAACCTCTATGTATAACTTCGTGTACAGGAGTTAAAGGTTTTAAGGGGCCTTTTAATCCAGAAAAAGCTATATCGTCTGTTTTTGCAGGGTCTTGTTCCGGATATTTTTGTGCCATGGATGTAGCATTATCAGAATTCCAGTCTCCCCCTTCTTGCCTTATGCTACCGGGAAAATAAACTCCATCTAATGCTGTGTAATCTTCACTTATAAGTTTAAAAGTATTACCTGTAATAAGACCTAACATAGAAACAGGATTAGCTGTTTTTGCAAGATCTAACTTTACTTTTTCTCCGTTTACTTTATATTGGCTCTCCAAAAAGTTGGGTACTGTACGAAGCTTATCACTCGTAAGACCTTCAGGTCTATACTTTGGTTTATTTTTTGTATTGATAAACTCAAGAGTGCTACTATCCTGATGTAATTCGTTCTTACCAGCTACAATCCTTTTAGGCTTATTATAACCAAGTCCCTCTGGTCTATACTTAGGAGGAGGAGATTCTTTAGGAGCTACCATTAACTTGATCCCTTAACTGTTTCATCTTACGTAAAGCAAAGGCTTGACCTTGTAACCTGTACATAACATCTACTTCATTAGATTGTTCCATAACTCTATGAACCTCTGAGATCCTTCTATCTATTTCTTCACAGAAAGAATCCCATAAGGGTTTATCATTTACAAGGGGCTTTAGGTTATTCATGCTGCGCCTTGACCTGTATTAGCAGAGAAGCCAGGTTCTCCAGGAGTAGGTACTGAGCCTGTTCCTATAGTACCTCCACCAGCACCTGTAGGATCACCTGCCTGTGCCCCTGCTGGACCTGCTAAAGGTTTACCATCTGGTCCTACTTGTGGTTGAGGTTGAGGATTAGCTTCTTTCCACTTCTTAAGCATCTCTGCTTGTACTGTAGCATCAGACATTGAATTAACTAACTTGTCTGGATCTAACTCCATAGACTTAGCAATCTCACGAATAATATAATCCATCTTAGCAAATGGTGCTAGTACTGGGTTCTGTACAACTTGTAGGAACTGCATTAATCTTTGACTACGTACTTCATTAGCCATTAAGCTTTCAGTACCACGAGCCTTAACATCAAGATCACCTTTGATGTTTTCATCATAGTCAAACTGCATGTTAAAATTAAAGAAAGCTTTAGCCAATGGTCCTAGTAAATAATCATCTACATTTTTAACAACATTACGGATACTTCCGTTAGCTGCAGACATAAGCATTGAAATACCAGAAGCAGTACGTCCTACACCTGACACACCTGTTTGACCATGTGCAAATGAAGGAAAGCCTGTTGATTCATCTGATAGTACTCGTGCCTTATCAAACATCTGCATGTTCTCATTAGATACGTTAGGAAAGGATGTTCCAAAAATAGCTTGTCCTGGTGCACCTCCCTGTCTGCGAAACACTTTTCCAGGGTAAACTGATAGGTCTTGTCCTGGGGTTAAATTAGTTTCATCAACCTCAATAATCATGTTGCCTGATAGTGCAGCATTATCTACCGCCATACGCATAAAGCCATTCATAAGGGTCTGAGTATCATCCATATTCTCAGCAATACCTACACCAAACAAGCTGTAAGGGCTTACTTCGTATGGTACTGCATAGTATGGTATAAGCGTTGGAGTAAACGGATTCATAACTAAACGAAGTACTTGACCATTACATACCCAGATATTAACGGAGACTTGATCTAGATCTTCAAGTTCTTTAGGAATATCTACTTCATGTCCTTCAAGAACTTCTACGTCTACATTACCCCAGAACTCTAGTACTTCGTAACGTTCTGCTTTAGACTCGTTAGAGTCATCTTCCATTACCTGCTCCCACCACTCCTTAGTGTAGGACTCACCCATATCAACTGCAGTATCTATAGCATTCTTACGAAAGAAAGGCCTTCGTTTTAAAGAACGTATTTGAGTACGAGACATCTTATGTCGTTCAATAACATACTCAGCATCATCCATGTTTGCTGCATCTGGGTCTGGATAAAAGTTCCAAATAGATACAGAAGAAGTCTGAGGTACTGTTTTAATCTTAGGTTTGTATTCACCCTCTACATAATTAGGGTATTCTTTATCTACAGCAAACGGTCCTTTCATTACACCTGTACCAAACAAAGCACATTCAAAAGCCGCAACACGTAGTTGCTTGTTTGCATTAGACTCTTCTAACTGATCGTGTATTTTCTTTTCCATCTTCTTTGCAGAAATCATTGCAGGATGTATAGTAATCTCTGTAGCTGTATTTCCAGTACCTTCTTTAAGTATATCAGCAACTGGTGCTAGTTTACTCTTTGAACCTGCCAGACGTTCTCGAAGATCTATAACAGTTTCTCCTGGAAGGAGTTGTTCATCTTCTCCGCCAAATTGTTCTTTAGCAGCTCGCATGTCATCATTAGATTCAAAGAATACTGAGTCAGCTACACCTTCAGGTAAAGTAGTAGGATCAACTGTAATAGGAAATTTATTATTGCCAAAGAGTACGTCTACAATTTGCCCGTAAGCTGCAAGAACCTTTGTCTTAGTAACCTTAACAAAAATACGAGATTTTTCTGTAGAAGTAAATTGTACGTCTGGTCCGTATAAGCCACGATAGTTACGATACGATTGTATCCAACGTTTCTCTTCAGTCTCACGATTAGTAGAAGCTTTGTTATAACGATCTTGTACAAGACTTACTATAGTACCTGCATTAGGATCAGAGTAAGTACCCTCTTTTATATCTTCTATTGCATTAGACTCTACTGAGTCCATAGCCATTTCATTTTCAAAGAATTCATCTTCTTCCATTGTATTTCCTTAATAACCGAAGGTTGGATCACTGGCTTGAAAGCCTGTATTAGAAGCAGGGTTGTAATCAAAGAGACTACTTCTAGGTCTTGTCATAATACCATACCGCAAAGCATCATATAAGTGGTCTTCTGCGTGAGTGTCTACATCTTCTGGATTCTTTTTATCTAGAGGTAGGGCTGGTAATTGTGCTATTGTATTAGTGCAAGTACTAAAGAATACCATTCTAGGTTCTTCTGTAAACTCGTCTACTTGTAGTCTCCTGTGTAACTCATTCTTACCTGATACACGAGAACCTTTAGATCTATCTGCTGGTCTCCATCTGCATCCACGCATAATCATCTGTTCTGCTAGAGATGGTCCAGTATCACCACGTTTGTGCCACAAAGAACTGTCAAGTACACCATAACGTATTTTTTCTCTTTGTTCAACATCTAAGATCATATCTGCTAAATCAGTAGCAATAACTTTAGATACATACATTTCTCTATATATAACTAACTGTTCACTAGGAGATATTGCAATCCAAACAACTCCAGTATAAGATCCATAACCATAGTCACATGCACGAAATTTAGCCCAACTATCTGGTATATCAAATGGTTCAACTACATGTATGTTCCTGTTAAACTCTGGAAATGCTGCACCTTCGTTTACGTCCCAGTTTCCTTCAAGCAATTGCTTTCTTTGATGTTCAGGTAGTGACAAAAGATTGGCTTCGTACATGCCATCTTCTGCTAAATAGGGATTATCAAATAGTGTAGCAGGTATAAACCTACGTTTAAATAAAGGTTCTCCACCTCTACTGTGACCTTTGGGAAATGCAATTACTTCTCCTGTTTCAGGGTCTTTAGCCCAAAAAGACTTGTTAGATGGTGAAGGATCAATAAAAGCCTTCTTTACCCACTGATGTCCTGGTCCTCCAGGGTTTGTTGTTGCTCTCATGTACGTAGGTAAACCACTTGCGGCTGTAGTACGTAGTCTAGATCGCATATAGTTCCATGCACTAGGAGAAGACCACTGTGTTAGCTCGTCAAAACCAATCCAATTAAAGGCCTGTCCCTGATAACGCAATAGATCGTCATCTCTGTCTAGGTAAGACATCCAGAGTGTAGCACCAGAGGGCGCAACCCATGTCTTATCTCTTTCCATAAACTTTATTCCAGGTATTGCACGTGGATAAAGTTGTTTAGATACAGATATAAGCTCTCTTAGCTCCTCTGTACTTCTTCTAACTAGCAACTTCTTAGAGCTAGGGTTGTTAAAGTAACGTACAGGGTCTGCAATCATGGCATATGACTTACCACCACCAGCAGAACCCCCATATAGTACTTCTTGTTCTGTAGAAGCTAGAAAGTTTGTCTGTGGTCCTGGATTAGGTTCAAAGATAATCTCTCTAATAGCTTTCTGAATGTCAATTGGTGCTGGTTTCACCTGTGCTGGTACTGTTGTCTTTTCTGACTCTTGCACCGATACGGATTGTTTCAAGCTTTTCCGCTTTTTCAGCGGCTTTTTGGTACTTTTTTGCATAGAAGCGTTGGATTGAAGCTTCTTTCTTACGTTTTTGCTCAAGTTTAACCCTCTGCATTAGACCCACATGAGAAATGTATCGTTCTGAAGTAGTACTTAACCAATTAGAAACCTCACGTAGGCTGTATTGCTTAAGATACTTCTTAGCTTCTTCAAATAACTCTAACTCTTCTGGGATTGGTAACAGTATATCAGAATCAGTAGGGTCTTGTCTATACCCAAATGGTATTACCCTGCCTACTCTTACTACTGGTAGCCAATCAAACTCTCCTTCTTCCACTTCTGGTTTAGGAAGTTGCCAAGTTTTTTTAGTCTTCATATGATTTTGGAGGTAAAATAAACAAAGGACTCTCTGCTGTAACCTCAACCTTATCTGTTTTAACAAAGCCAGCTCTATCTAGTAGATCTCTAGCAGCTGCCATCTTTTCTTTATTACCCAAATCTGTCGGGTTTTCCATTACGTTTACCATAGAGTAAGCAGCCTGTGGACCACGAGTAGCTATAAACTTCTTCGTGAGATCCGCAATCTCTTCCTGTAGTGTATTCATAATAGTAGTAGAAGCAGTTCCAGAGGCATACCCAGCAAGCTCTATAGCTCGCATAGGATTGCCTTGTGCACCCTCAAAGAGTACGTCTAGAAACAACTGTTGTTTATCTGTTAGGTTGCGAGCCATCAAGTCTCCCTGTGATTTCGGAACGTGTAATTCCAATATCTCTTAATTCATAGTCAGTCATATTACGCAAAATCCATTCATCGGCAGTACGTTGACGACTTGTTATTATACGATTCATTATTTTTTTAAACATGTTCTATCTCCAGTTAAACGACTAATTATTTAGCCTACTGGAGATAGTTTTACTTATCTAGTTATAACATACTACAGACAATAATGCAACCCCGCTATGTTTATTTAGGTTTGCCTGTACCTTTAAATTTACTTTTATTTTTTAATCCTCCAGCAACTGAAAGAGGTAGTTTAGCATCCCTACGTTCTTCACGAGACATATCTTTCCACTGAGCATAAGTTTTTTTACTAAACGGATCAAACCTACGATTTAATCGTGCATTATAAGCTTTGTCTTCTAATAGCTTTTTACGGTTCATATTACCTCTACTAACGGTAACATTTCTTCGTTTTGATTCTGAACCAAAAGATCTATTTGTTGCATCCATTTTATCATCACGAGATTTTTTATTAAGTTGTTTTTCTGCTGCTGATAGAACTTTACCTGTACGATCAGTTGGAGCCAATTTTGTAACTGTAATTTTACCGTCAGGTTTTTTAACTTTAATTCCACCTTCAGGTTTTTTCTTAAGCTTACCTGATGAATTAGTTTGGTTAGCCCACTGACGTAGTGTTAGCCCTGTTTTTTTAAGTTGTTCGGCAGTAACTGCAAGTTTCTTAACTCCGTTTTTATCAAAAAAGTATTTAGATCCTGCTTTCTGAGCAGCTCTTACTGATCTTGGTTTACCCTTAAGTTTATCATCTTTAGCCATTTTATTTAGTCCTCTTTCTAATTAAAGCAGTTTTCTTTGCTATTCGTTTAGGTTGTTTTACAAATTGTTTACCAGCTGCTGTACCTTTACGTTTAGCCGCAGTAGTAGCTGCATATTCGGACGAAGTTAAAGCTGCTCTAGTTTTTTTAGGAAGATAACGTTCTCCCGTAGCTTTTTTACCTTGAGTAGAATTTTTTCCACTCTTAGTGCCCCAGTCCTGTTTAGTCCATTGACTAAGACTTTTTTGACTTTTTGATTTTGCCATCTATCTTAGCCTTTACTGTTTTACTTAAGTCTTTATAATGAAATAACTTTACACTAGTTTTACTATGCGTTTTACCAGTGTGTAAAGAACCATCAGACATCTTGTGAGTAGTACCCTTGTGTTCAGTACCATCTTTTTTATAGTGTTTTACGCCCTTCATTACTTGTAACCTCCGCCTTTAGCTTTGTACTGCTTGGCTACCATCTGAGCTTTTCTTGCAGACCATTGGCCTGGTTTACCTCCAGATGAACCTGCTTTTACAGAAGCTACTAATGTCTTACGCATTCCAGGCTTGGTATAGTTACCAGCAGCATTAACTGTTGATTTCTTAACTGCCATTACTTTCTAGCCTTACCATTAGGCTTCATAGATGCTCCACAATTAGCAACAGAACCACCGTAAGCATAACCAGATTTCTTCTTAGCCATACCGCCAGACATCATCTTAGCTGCAGGTTTTTTCTTCTTAACCATACCGCCGTAGTTCATGCCCATCTCTTCGTCTTTCATCATTGTCCCATCAGGCATCTTATGCATACCTGACTTTTTCTTTTTATTCATCATTCCGCCCATGTTCATTTTGCCAATACCATCAGCTGCATAGAAAGGAACTTTCTTACCGTTTTTCATTACCATTTTCATTTTATATATCCTTGTTTGTTAAAGAGTAGAACTCGGAGGAGGGTTTTTACGGCCTCCCCCGGCTCTGACGCCTGCCCGGTGTTAACAGCTACGGTAGCGAAATCCCATCTGCATAAACAACGTAACGAGATAGGGTCATGAGACCCTGTGGCGTAGTACTTTAACGTTAGTACCAGACGATCTTATTATGCTACTTGTACGTACTCAATTACAAAAGTA